TCTTCTTTACTTACTCTATCAATATAGAAATCAGACTTCATTCAAGTTGCTTACAATCCATCATATATTCTACAGTATTTGCTACGTCATTCATTGCATCACGAAGAAATGGTCGTTGTCCACTTTCTTGTCGAACAATTGGACGAGCATCATCAGTCAAAGTCCAACGCCACTGCTTCATTTCTTTACAATACCAAAGATTAATTTTCATGCTTGAAATATTCCAATCGAATCCAGTTGAGGAGGGTATTATAGGAATAAATTGCTGCTTCATTGCAGTTATTTTTTTCCATATCATAGACATAATACTCTAGTGCTTCAATGACCATTTGGCGGTCTTTTTGTGAAATAAGTGACATTGGAGTTAATAAACTCAGAGCCCCCGATCTGATTTGAACAGACGACCGGCGGTTTACAAAACCGCTGCTCTACCACTGAGCTACAAGGGCAAGTTAATCTTGAGGCAGACACTCTGGATTTTCCAGTTCAAGTTCGAACATAAGAGGATGGCATTGCTCATCAATCAAATAGAATGATGTTCTATACAAATCTTCTGGTTCGTAACGTCTTTCTTTGTCAGCCACATTGATTAGATCCAGATCAAATATAGATTCATCTGGAAGTTCATCAAAAGTAAATGGTACACCTTCGATGAAATACATGAGAACGATTTGTTGTCCTTGATTGTACCAGACGTATCTGGCATCAATACGGTATTTCATAGGATGCATCCTACTTTTGTTTATTTAGAGGATAAACCTCATACCCGTGGACAGATTCGAACTGTCGCTTGAACGATTTTAAGTCGTTTGCCTCTTCCGCTGGGCTACACGGGCAAGAAACTCATTCTACCACATATGTGGGAGGATGTAAACGGCAGTATTCATTAAATGTAATCTTCATCTCTTTATTGGTCAGACCACAGTTTTTAGCTGCCGTTGGAATGTTCCACTTTGCTTGGAATAACATTTCCATGGATTGTCTTGTTTCAGGTCTCATAGAGGACTTGCATAAGAAAGAACATCTTCACCAACAGTATCACGAACAAAGTTTAGCACATTCATGAACTCTTCGACAGTATCACACTTGACTTCCTTTTCGGATCCTTCGGTGGAGTACAGATATACTGTGCGTTTCACAGGATCCACAACGCAGCGTGACAGAAATTCGTCTTTCATTTGGGATCGATTGATTACTTGGCTATTATAGGACTGGCTTTACGACCTGTCAAGTCTATTTGTTGATGGAATATTGAGAATTGTCACCAGGATACTGGTCACCCTCATATTCCACGATGAGTTTCTCACCATCAATTCTTTCACCATAGATTACATAATGGCAAGATATTGGTCCGCCTTCTCTATTTTTGACAATAATATTTTTACCCCAAGAAATTTTTTCAACATATAATTCTTGATACGAACCAATCGGCGTCAAATTGATTGTGATTGATTCTGGATCAACCAAGGCAAACCAATAGTCTGGAAGATGAATGACATTTGTGTCTTGCATTTTCCCACGATAATAAACTGCAGACTCTGGGCCTTCTAAACAAATGTGACGTAATCTCCATCCCTTTTTGGTTGGATGTTCAATATCAAATGCTTTTCTGGACGTGAGTGTGATACCACCTGCAGTGACTTCAGAAGCAGTTACTGCACCACTAAAATTAGCAGTTGTTCCTGTGATTGCACCCAATGTGCATGTAGGACTACCAGTGATTGCAGTATTAACTTGAATCGTATTGATTTGTGCTCCACCATGTACATATCTTTCACATGCCTCAATGGGATAATCAGTATCTCCTGTAGTACCTTTTGCAATGAAATCTAATGCAGGATCTTGAGTTCCTGATGTTGATCCACCACAACTTTTGTTACCAATATTTTTTGTTACGAGTTTTTCCATCATCCCTCCTTCACATCATAGTGATAACCAGAAATTGAATATTGATCATTATCTCCAGGATAATCCGCTGGAGTTTGACCTTGATACTCTGAAATCAAAGATTCTCCATCCTTTCTTTCTGCAAAAATATGATAGAAACAATCAATCGGCATACTATAGTTTGATTGTAAGTGAATCGCATTCTCATCAACACGTTTTACGATGACACTTTGATGAGAACCAACGGGTGTTAATTGTACACTAATCGTTTTAAAGTCTACAAAATCTTTCCAATAGTCTGGAAGATCAATTACATTTTTATTTGTAACTCTTCCGCGAATATAAACATCATTGTATGGAGCTTCTGGGCATGTATGTCTCAGTCTCCATCCTTCTTTTGATGGGTGTGGAATATCAAAATTCTTTTTAGCAGAGAGAATATGAGTTCCACAACGAGACATTACTTCTGCTTGAGCAATTAAGTTACCTCCAACGTTGACATTATTGGAAGTATCAACAACGCCTAAAAATGCAGAAGATCCATCAATGGCAAGACTGTAAGGATTATTTACGCCAGTGCATAATGCACCAGGGACAATCGGTGGTACGAGTAAATCTGAGTTTGATGCAGGACCCACCATCAGAGTTGCCGTTAAGATTGGCGGTGGTGTTCCAACGATCATTGGTCCTTCAATATAAGAAGAACCACGAATTTCAGTTGGACCTCTTCCTAAAACCTCCGGTTTTCCTTCACCAACAAAGAGCCGTTTTCCTACGGCAATATCATCAAATTGCATTATCAACCTCCAAATTGATTATTCTCATTTTCTGCAGTTCCACCATATTTAGACTTCTTAATTTTGGATGCTCCAGTTGCACAAGCAGAAAGTCCACCATACAAATCTAAGATTGCATTACCGACAACCTTACATGTTCCAGATGAGAAAAACTTAGCAACCGAAGTTGCATTGACTTCTACATTCTTGGAAATAATTTCTACTTTTTCATTAGACTGAAGCGTAATCACGCCATTCTTATTGTCTGCACCACTTGCAAGGAACTCAATATTTTCTGCTTGAAACTTAATTCTACCACGAGTTGCGCTAAAAATGATGTCTCCATTGACACACTCAACATAAAATGCAGGTAGTCCATCTTCAGGATCACTTCTTACATCGTCACCACATTTAATTTGATAAGATCCCGGGCATCGATTAATTGTACCACCCTTTCTACCTTCGTTACCAGTAGCATCCATCGACATATAATGTCTGGTATCGGATCCACTTCTAACCATGAAGGCTGAGATCTCATTATCATTGTGAATGTGTCCAAATTTGATCTCACCGTCTTTATTTCCGTATCTGATTGTATGATAATTTTTAGACTCTGACATTATACTTTACCGACACAATCGATGACATGAATAATCTTGTCTCCTGCTGGAGATGATGGTGGAGTGCGAATTGGTTCTCCATCGGGACCAGTGGTTGAAATGAGATCGTCTTCTGCAACATCTCCAACTCTATTTACACAGAATACTGGAACAATTTTTGCATTATAACCCGTCTCAGATTGAATGTAGATCTCAGGTTTTTCGGTAAATCCAATTCCTGCAGATACAATCTTTACATCCTCAAGTGATCCAAATGGACCAAACACTGGTTCTAATATTGCCCCATTACTTGGAGATACAATAATCTTGTCACTGTCACTATATGCTACACCAGGATTGATAATTTTAACATCACACATATAAAGAACAATTGGGTATTGTGCAATTGTTGAACTTGGTTGAGATGCCAACGAAATAAGATTGCCAACCTGGCCAGAAAATGATGGACATTCAACTGCAGTAATTGATTCATTTTTTGTAGAGATATATGATGATTGTCCTGCTAATTGAACAGTATCCCCAACACGAATATTCATAATTTCTCCTGGGTCATATGGAGTATCCCATGTTCCATCTGCCCTTTGAATGGTCGATTGACATCTTGTAGCCCATACTCTTCCATCACCACCAAGATCTCCATCTGGTGATGGTAAATATCCTGTTCCTGGTTGTTCAATCACAACTTGAGTAACTCCATTCGTCGTTCCATTTGGATCAGAAGCATAAGTTCCATCTGATTGTTGCGAAACTGGACCAATTGTTACTCTTCCGACAGCACCAGAACCTTTTCCACACGCATCTTCAAAGCGAACATAAGGAGGATTAACATAATTAAATCCTGATGAGATGATATCAATTCCAAGAATATCACCAGTTGCACTAATGATTGCATTTGCTGCTGCTCCTTGACCACCACCTCCCCAAAATACAACAGATGGAGGACCACAAAGAACTGGGCCAAGATTGCAGTTATCTTGGAAAATATCAGAAAAGTCTAGATCAAAATTAAAATTATTTGGATTTATAATTGGTTGTGCTGCCGATGCAAATTCCTGCACCTTATTGAAAAGATTGGTGAAATTAAGTGTAGTATTTGAGCTTGCTCCATCCCAAATACTCCACTCTTTTAATTTACCACAAGAAGGTTTCTCTTCGCAACTAAAGAATCCGAGCAATTGTCCAACAAAGTTTAAAAGTTCTCCACCAATATCAAATACACCACCAATTAATGCTTCAATTGGTCTCAAAATATTTGTAAGTGCTGAGGAAATTAATCCAACTAGTTTTCCAAGCAATCCCCCAACAAAGTTATTAAGCAAACACTCTGCGGTATTGATTACCTGATTTGCCATTGAAAGAAGTGCCTTTCCAATCATTTTTAATAGATTGGAAATAATTTTATTGAATAAACAAGAAAGTATATCGTTGGCCTTTTCTACTGCCGATTTAAGATTGGGTCTCTCGTTGGGATGAAGAAGATAATAAGTATCCTTCATCGTGTTATTAATTTTTTCCGTGGTCCACTTTCTAGTCTTATCAATAATATTTTTGAAGAATTTGGAAATATCCTTCGAAGCATTATTAATTTTCATCTGAATATAATCAGACACGGACATCTGCTGCCCCTTATAATTGATTGGTTTTAGAACAGTGTTCTTCCAATCTTTTACTTGTTTTTTAGCATTTTCAATGTCTTTGATTAAATTTTTTATGATTTTTTGTATCCCCTGAAGTTCTGCAGGATCACATTTTGACTTAATTGGATTTTGCTGTTTTCCATCATCTTTTTGTTGCTGATCATTGGTATTATCTTGTGTGGTTGAAGATCCTGTATTTCCTTCAATTGGTCTGTATGGTGCAACTGGAATTGAATAATATGGTACACCTTCACCAACAAAACCGCTATGGGGTTCAAATGGTTTGAGTGGAATTGTTTGTGATAATTGTGTTTGATCGTTATTACCAAGGCAACCAAGAATTACAGGATCTTCTCTATCAATTCCATCACGATAAAATCCTACGACATATGCACCTTTTTTTAAATTTGCGGTCTGGTAACTCGCCGCATGTCCAGAACCCGATGTAACTGGATATATACACTCTGCCATATCCAGACGAGAATTCTCTACATCTCCAATGTCTCGTCCAAAAATACGCACACGAAATCTTGATCCCCAACCGGGAATTCGTCGAGGATTATCCCATTTTGTTCTTAATTCGTTATCTTTCCAAGTCGCATCGTCAACAATTTGCCCAAACCAAAAATACATTGGTTGTAGAGCTGCGTTCTCTTGATTAAATAAAGTTCCTTGCATCAGTCTTCATAGATTCTGCATTCTGCAGCATCTGGATGGGAATCACAAAATAATTCAAGTGGATTTGGATCATGATCTTCATCTGGATGATTGACTTGATACTGTTCTAATGCATCAAGTTCATCCTCAATATGGCGACGACGTTGCGAATTAATTTCGGGATTATCTAATTCGTCCCGATCATCATTAATGTGTTGTTGAATTGTTCTGTTCATTGTTTTAAATCAGAAAGGTTTTCTTCCTATAGACTCTCTCACTAAATTCAACTTAGTGAAAGTTTTATTAGTCGTTATCAAATGAGATAAATCTACTATCATATATAGACCACCTTTTCTGTTGCTTACTGACTTCATAGTGTTTCTTGTGATTTCTGGAAAGTCGCAGTATACCAGATCTCCAGCATTTAAACCAAAGTCTCCTGGTATTGTGATCGATAATTTTTGAGTGAATAGTTGATTATATCTCATTGTTGCTTGGCGAATAATCGCATCTATATCATAATCGTTTTCTTTTGATTTGGTTAGTTGTTCTTCTAAGTTTTTTCCTGGTGGAAGAACTCCTTTCTTATCATAGCGAACAACTACGCGAGTAGACTTATCTTGAAGATTTTGATCCGCTGCAATAACTGGATGTTCTTTTCCGCCCATTGTTTCCTCATTTTCTTGAGCAGTATGTGATGTTTCATTTCTTCTAGGTTTATTATCATAGAAGTTTGTTGCTCTCAATTCAGTTCTGAATAATGATCCAGATATTAATGCCTGTTCTACATCGATTGTACTATCAAAAGAAAACTCTAATATTTTAGCATCATATTCCTCTGGAAGGTATGGGGTTCTTGTAAAAATTAATTTTCTTTTGTACTTTTCCTGGAATAACTTATCAATCGATTTAAATTTATATCCTTTTGAAGTCTCAAAAAATAAGTATCCAGCACTCTTTCCTTTCAATCCAGTTGGAATTGATCTCTTTGCGAGCCATGTACATTTGTAAAATGGTTTTTCCGAACGACCAAGAAAACTGAATAGATTTTCAGTTTCATCAACATCAATTGTTTTTGGAGTCTTTAAGGCATTTGTCAATATTGAACGAACAGAATCTGAAATTTTTCCATCATATCTTTTTGTTACTCTTGTTTCCACGAGTTCATTGTCCAAACATTCTTTTGACCATAAATCAATGATGTAAGTTGATACATTTGCTTCAATAATATCTCGAATTGATTTTATTCGAAGTTGTGTATTGCCAGAAAACTTCAATGTTTGCTGATAATTATCTTTCATTTCAAGAGTGACTTCTTCCCCTCCAGTAAGTTTCAAGTCGCTCATTTCCAGTGCCGAAGAATTATCCCCATTAGTTCTCGTTCCACTATCCACTAATGCAGCGGTTAAACGAATAGTATTGTCTAAGATACTTTCGTAGTATTGCAATTGAACTGATCCTAAGGAGACATCAAGTTCTTTGCCCCGATTTGGAGTGATTATAAATCGAGTTATATTCGATGTTTGTGCGGCTGAGTTGGCAGATTGATATGTCATCCGACTAATGTTGGTATGGTACTATTTACCCCAGGAAAAGCAATGTTAGATAAACCTGGATATGCTCCCATATTTGGGCTTTCAATTTCTTTCAAAACAATTTTTTCCTGAAGAACCACTAGTACTTCTGGTTCATTATATGATGGATTCATTGCTATTTGGTTCGCTGTATTTGAAACTCTTGGAGTTGATGATGCAATATTAGCAGAGGGAGCAGTTGTTGCTGAAGATGCTCTTTGAGTTTTTTGATTTGAAGCTCGTGGAGTATAACTTCCATTATATTCAAAATGCCATGGTTCTCCAGGAACCGTTGCAATCCATCCAAAACGAGACCCGTGTCTTGTAACCCAAGGTATACCACTTGCAACATCAATTGCGAGACCAAATTCGTGTTTCGATGTGCCTGGTGCAGCTGCTGGATTAAATCCGGGTTTGTTTTGATTATCATAAAGATATTTTTGCTCTTGATAAGATCTCCATGCAGATGTTAATGTTATACTTACACCCTCTGTAGCTGCTGCTCTTTTCATATCAAGATATGCTCTTGCCGCATCTGCCCTCAATCTAAATCTACCTTCTACTGGTACAGTTTCATTTTGATCCAAAACTCTAGGATCTATTGCTTTTGAACCAGGAATTTTTCCCGCTGAAGTTGGTCTTCTTTGTTGTATTAATTGCGATTTACTTAAATCTACCTTAGCATTTTTTTTCTGAGGATTAAATCCCATCGTAGAAAGAATGCTGGATACACTTCTAATATAATTTGAATGATTGTTGCCATCACTCGTTGGAGCATATGTTGGAAGTATTGCCTTTAAACCCTCAACTGCACTTGGATATGTTCCAGCGCCCTTTCCAAATTTAGAATCATTATTCCAATTTCTAATATGCTCTTTAACGGCATCATCCAAACTGTTATATGCTGCCCATTGTCTATCTTTATAAGTTATACTTCCTTTAGTTCCCTTTCCAGTTTGTCCAAATGGGTTGTTTGCTTCTCGTGCTAACGCACTTGTTAAATAACCAGATTCGTGCATTGCCATACCAGCAACCAGTTCCGGCATCGCAGCACCATTTTTCTTAGCAAGTTCGTAGATGGTAGCAAATGCTTGCTTTTGCGTCATGTCAAGAGGCAATGGTCCATATTCAATATCCCCATATTCTCCAGCTTTTTCTATATCTTCAATAGTTTCTGATGCATTTTTCGTTTTTAAAATTTGTGAAAATATTCTAGATAATCTTGTTTCAATAGCAATTTGAAAAATATTAGCTAACTGTGTCACAAATCGTTCCGTAGAACTCATATTTGTAGTAATTTGTCTATTTACTGGTATAAAACCACCTGTAGCCATTTTTGCAATAGTGCTTGTCAAATTACCCATTGCAATATTAGATTGGTTTTCAATCGATGGGCCCATCAAATATGCGATTGATTGCCCAAAAGTTTTATAAATTTTCCTATCGGGTTTTTGACCCATTGCGATATCAACAGCAGCGGACATCAAAGATCCAATTAATGGAACTTTTTTCAATTCTGAAGATGTTGCTATTAAACTGTTAAGTGGTCCAGGTTTTTGTGGATTTATTGATTTGGGGAATATTCTTTCAATTTTTTTAGGTCCTCCAATATCTCTTCCTGGATCTGTTTTTTGCTTAAAAACTATGGGTTGACGAGTTGTAGAGACTTTTTCAATTGTTCTGGTTACTGGTCCTCCAACAGGTTTTCCCAACCTTTCAACATTTCCACCAACAGCCATTTTTGTAACCAAACCACCATTTGTTTTTTGTGGAACTGGTTGTTTGGGTTGAACCAATCCTAAAGTCATGATTGAATTGATCATGTCTCTAAAATCAGTCGTAAATTGATCAAAAGTTTTCTGTGCGTTTTCGCCGCCTAAAGATTTTACTTGTTTTGATAATTCATCCTTTGCCTTATAACCACCAGCAATTAGTGCAGAAGAAAAATCTAAAGTTCCAACAAGAACCTTACTGAATGTATCCATTGCTGCAGGCAATAAAGATACAACTTTTTGTAATGGAGAAAGATTATCGCTATAGTTCGTAAACAAATATCCAAGAAAAGTATATCCTAAAAAGTTTTGAACACTATCAAGAAATCCAGTTTTTGGTAGATTTGGTAACCCCAATACTTTAGTTTCTGGTTGTTTTTGTTTTTCAAGTTTTTCTTCTTTTAATTGTCGCTTTTCATTTTCTTTGCTTGTTTTCTTTTTCTTTCGTGTTGTCTCTTTAACCTTTTTTGTTTTGTTTACAATCTTCTCTACATTAATGAGTTTCTTTTTAATCTTAAGATTCAGCAAGTCATCAATCTTTTTATCATAAGCAGCCGCCATTCTTTCGCCTGCTGACAATCTTGCTGGTGGTAATAACTTCTGAGCGTTAACTGCCATGATCTTATGGGATTAATCCGTAGATTTGAGCATTATCAGATCTTCTATTTCCAGGAGCAATCGCAGAGAATGATGGGACTTCAGAACCATTCGATTTTGCTACTGAATTTGCTGTGGCTGCCGACTGTACAACTGGAGGAAGAGTCATTATGCTAGATCTACTTCTAGACATTGGTGGTCCGGGCATTGGACCTTTATAATCTCCTCTTCGTATCGCACTCTCAAGATCTCCGCCAGCTGGTCTTGCATTGAGCATGTCTCCAATAACTGGCATAGTTGCGAATCTAACACCCAATTTTGGAGATCTTTCAACAATTTGTCTTCCTAATGGTGTAGGGCCCGTCCCAAGTCCAGTAGTAAACGACCACCAAGGATTCCATCCTTTTAATTGACCCGCAGATGTTTTAAATTTTCCTCTTTGTTGCATATCATCTTTTATAATTCTTCTCCAACCAGCACTACTTTCATTCGGAATTCTTACATTTCTTCCTTTATTGTACCAATTTAAAAATCTTTTCCAAGCATTTGGTTTTTCATAATAGTTTCTTTGAGTATTTTCTTTAAATTCTGTTGGTGACATTCCCGTCAGTGGGTCAACCATTTGTCCACCACGAATCTTGAAAACATCTGTTGATCTTATATTATTCGCTGGAGGTTGTTTATTGCCACCAAACATTCCCCTTAATCTTCCAATAAATCCACCATTTTGTGCAAATTGAATGTTACCTGCAAATTTTGGACGGTTTGCACTTGGACCACCAAACATTCTGTTTAATCCAAGTAGATTATTTGCCCCGACTGCTCTTACAGTAGAGCGATTCATTACAATTTCTCCGGGTTGTAATGCAGTCAGTTGCGTATCTTGACCTGCTCCAGAAATTTTTACCCCAGTATTTGAATTAATTAATCCACCAGATGTAAAAAGACTTGGAAATAATTTAGGAGTACCATCTGGATTTCTTCCATATGGAGCTTCTTGATTCTCTTTAATTTGTTTTTCAGTTTTGGGTTTTGTTTTTACTTTCGGTGCCCCAAATGGTGTTGGAGTAGATCCGATCATTGCCGTACTATAACCAGTACCAGTCATTTCTCGGAGTTTTTTATCACCAATTTCACCAGCAATTGAAGCTCCTGCAGCTGCTGCTACAAGTGGGAATCTAAAAGCAAGATTGCGGATTAAACCAAGAGTAGTTCCTATAAATCCCCCAAGTGGAGTTAAAAATAAAGCAGCAGCACCAAGCAATGTTGGCCACCAATCCTTTACAAATCTACCAAGTGCATTTACTTTTTCAGCATTTGCAGGATTTGCAAACCATTCGAGTGCTGTTGTAACTCCTTTTCCCAATAAAGTATAATAAAAATAATTAAAAATTGAATCAAATATTCCTTTTACTGGTGCAAAAAGTTTTTTGGCTGCTGCCATAACTTTTTTTGCACTTGACTCTAAAGTTTCTTCCCTTTTTGCTCGTTTTTTATTTTCTTCTTCCTTTCGGTTCTCTTCCGCTTCTTTATTTTCTTCTTTACTTTGTTCAGTTAAACTTAAAGAAATTGATTCAACAGTTTTGCTTATTGCCAATAAAGATTTTACGATTGGTGGTTCTGTTCCAACACCTTTTGCTGCTGGCAGCAACCTTCGCCCAATCGTCCTAACCGATGTTATATTTTCAGCTCTGATCGTCTTTGATTTAACTTTGAATCGACCAACTTTTCCTCTTATTCTTTTTCTTTCATTTGCAAGAAGTGCTTGTTCTTCTACAGGAATTGTATTCTTTCCTTTTACTTGCGCCTCTTTTAAAAGAACTAGATAAGTTTCATAATCCAGATCAAAAACATCCTCAAGACCAACAAGTCTTAGAATCCTTGCATCAATAGTTTCGTTGACTAATTGGTCACGCATTTTGTTGCTGCTTGAGTTTTTCTTCTTCTACATGCTGTTGTAATAGAGCAACATAAATGTCTCGTTCCCAAGGCATCATGTTTTCAATCTCCGTTAATGAGTATTTATGATACTGAATTAAGGAAAAGTTCAATTTATAATAAGATTCCAGGTCCATGTGGACCAGGCCTATGCGAAAAAATTGGAAAGACCCTCCAAAACTACTTCGCTTTCAACACCACTCTTTGGATTCTTAACTTTGACCGTATGAGATAACTTAGGCATGGTCTCGAAGAATGTTTCAATTTGCTTGAACTGAGATGAGTTCATCTGCTCAAGAAATTCCATAATTTCCTTTTTAGTTACATCTGCGGATGTCCAAACTTCATCTCCAGAATAAATTTTATCGACACATGAAGCAACCAGATCGAAGGATTGATCCATTAAATTAGCACCAGAAAAATCAAAGTTTGATTTAATAAATTGATCCAATGATGGATACTTCATTTCCATCATGATAGAATCATCAACTTTGATCTTATTTGTATGCTTTTCGTTCTTGACTACTTGAATTTCATCTACAGAAATTGTAACAGGAACCGTGATGTCTTCATCATCTGGGCAAATTACATTAACTTCAATCTCTTCTCCTACAGACTTGCCACGAATATTCAGAAACAAATATTCAATATCAAAAGTAGGAAGGCTTTCAATCTTAATTCCTTTTGATAAAATACAACTCTTAATAACAGTTTTAATTGCGGTTGTAATTTCCTTCATGTTCTCTGATTCCAGTGCAAGAACAAGAAGTTTTTCTTCTCTAACTAAAAATGGCCTATATTGAATAGTTTCTCCAGTTGATGGCAATTCCAACTCATATGTTGGTGTAGAAATCTTAGGTAAAGGCATGATGTATTATGATATATGTGAGTATTTATCGGGTTAGTCTGGATCTCCTTTAGAAAAATTAGAAGCATTCTCTAACCCAACATAATATCTAGAGTATGAAAAAGAAATAGTACATTTTAAAAGAGACGGTTGATCGTATGAAACCGGAATAGAATTCATACTGATTGGATATGCATTAACAAAAGAATGCACTAAAACATTTTCTTGTTCATTAGCTTGTGAATTATATGTTCCCGTAAATGGAGTGCTAAATCCTGATGCATAGTCTTTAAGTCCAATACTTTTTTCAAATTTTACAATTTTCATTTCCTGAGTATAATAATCCGATGGAAATCTTACTCTACTATTATAAGTCGTTTGATTAATTCCATATGATGCTACTTCTTCTTTTGGCGATTTGTCATTGACAATAAATGTTATCCAATTATGGAAAAATTTCATAATATCATATCTTTCATCCACATAAAAAGTAAAATCTATTCGATCATCATATGATCTACGGTATGCATGTCTTTCCGTTTGCCCCGTATAGTCATTATTAATTTCATGAGTCAATAACGAAGAACCAGGAAGATTTGCTTCAGAGCAAAGTAAAGAAATTTTATCTGTCACACCATTATCAAGTGGATCGAGTGGCAAATCTGTATAATTTAGCATCCAGTTCCGCAATCCTTCATTTACATTTGCAAGATTCCCTGGTATCGGAAATTGCACTAAAAAAAGATGCGTTAACGCAGGTTTTAATATAATATGCTTTATATCCGAAATGGATCTATGAGGCATTACTAAATAGATTTACTTATATATTATGTATATGGGTAATGGCAGAAAGTATTAAGAGTCGCTATCAACCATCTTATCCCAAAAAGTACCAAGGTGATCCCAATAATATCATTTGTAGAAGTAGTTGGGAGAGAGTATTTTGTCGGTGGTGTGATTTGAATGAAAATATAATTGCATGGGGATCTGAAGAAATTCGTATCAAATACTACGATCCCGTAAGTCAAAAGGTTAGAAATTATTTTCCAGATTTTATTATTAAAGTCAAGGAAAGTAATGGTCGAATTAAAAAATATATTATTGAGATCAAACCCAAAAAACAAACTGAACCACCAAAACCAAAATCAAGAACAACAAAATCATACATTCATGAAGTTTATACTTATGCAACCAATCAGGCGAAGTGGAAGGCTGCAGAAGAATTTTGTAAGGATCATATGATTGAGTTTAAAATCATCACGGAAGAAGAACTCGGAATCAAATGACATCAGCAAGAGTTAAAAGACTTCAACAGAAATTAGATGGTTCTGAAGATGCAGAACTCATCATGATGAATATCCTTGAAGTTTTTACAGAATCTGAGTTTATTCCTGATGTTGGCAAATATTATACCTTTATATACGTATCAAAAACTCCAAATATCGAATATGATCAACATCCATTAATTGCTGTGACTGCTGTAGAGCGTTGGGGATTCAAAGGAATTAATTTTCACTGGGGGCAATCACGCAATTATACATGGGAAGAAGTTGCAGGAAAGATGCATGTTGTAAGAAACAATGAGATTGAATATTTACGGTCATTACCTTTTGCAAAATTTGTCAATAAATAGATAAAAAAGTCTCATGGCAACCAAATACATATATTCCGATGGGACTGGTCCAAAGTTAAATGGAACTCAGTTATTTTTTAGAACATTAACACGTTATCAAGTAGATAATAATGGAAAAGTTGTAGGAAGCCCAGTAACTGGTGTTTATTATACTACAAAAGGTGGCGGTAGATCCAGTACAGGTGAAGTTTGGACTCCTGGTGATATAAACAACGGAAATGGGTTTAATCAAGGAGGTTATGTATTTGCTGCGGTCACCACCGATAAAGGAAAAACATTTCGTCCAACATACTATACTCAAAATGATGCAGATAAAGGACTCATTCCTTTCGGAAAAAATGTAGGAGATCCAGTCTTAAGTGCAACAGCACTTCAATCATTAAATGACCCAAATGGAGTTTTGAATCAAGCAATACAAAACTCCATTATTAATACAGCGGTAAAAACTCAACCAGGATTGGCACCACAGTTAGCTGCAAAGTTATCAAATACACAACCAGATCCTGATGGCGATCCTGACGGCAGCGGTGGTGGTGGAGGATCAGGTGGTAGTGGCAACCAAAAACCGACTCCACTTGATACATCAATTGCAGGATCTACAGAACAAACTGCAGGTTCTTATGGTAGTTGGATTTATCCAACTGGACTGGGAAATAATCAACAAGATTATATTCAATTTGAGATGATTGAATATATTGGAAGAGGATCACAATTTCAGAACTCCAGTGTACCTTCATTGGCACAAAGAAATTTTGGTGTTGGAGAAACAAAAATACTTGGTAAAGTATACTTACCAATTCAACCAACAATCAGTGATAATAACTCTGTAGATTGGCAAAATGATACCATCAACCCACTTCAACTGTTAGGAGCACAATTATCATTAAAAGGTCAGCAATCTGGATATACCGAAGCTGATTTCGCTAAACTTAAAAATATATTCAAAGATAATCCAGCAATTCAATCATATCTTCAACAATGGTTTGCCGGAAAAGCAGTTGGAACTAATCTATTCTCAAGATTCTCTGGTGCTGTCGTAAACCCAAACTTAGAACTTTTATTCAATGGTCCCCAACTTAGACCATTTAATTTTAGTTTTAGACTTTCACCAAGAAGTGAGGCTGAAGCAAATCAAGTCAAAGGCATTATTCGTTTCTTTAAAAAAGGAATGGCAGTTCGCAAAACAAGTCAAGATTTATTCTTAAAAGCACCAAATGTTTTTAGAATAAAGTACATTAATGGAAATAACGAGAAACAAGAACATACATCAATCAATAAAATTAAAACCTGCTCTTTGACACAATGTTCTGTTGACTACACTCCTGATGGATCATATTCTACTTTTTATGATAAAGAAGCAACGATGACTCAATATAGTTTGACTCTTCAGTTTAATGAACTTGAACCAATCTTTAATGAAGATTATGATGAAAAAGCTAAAACTTCTATAGGTTACTAAAATGTCAAAACCATACTTTCGCCAAGTTCCCAATTTTGAATATATTAGTCGCAACAAAGACGAACATTACATTTCAAACTATGATAATGTAAAAAATCTTTTTAAGCGCGGAAAGATTCGTGAAGATATTTTTGGAGATCTTTCATTTTTTACCAAATATCAAGTTGTAGGTGATGAAAGACCAGATAATGTTGCATACAAATTCTATAAAGAAACTACTTTAGACTGGGTAGTTCTTCTGTCAAACAATATTCTCAACATTCAAACTGAGTGGCCTATGACTCAGTTTACCTTTGACAAATATCTTTTGGAAAAGTATGGAGATTATGATACCTTGTACAGCGGTATTCATCACTACGAAACTGAAGAAATTTTAAACACAAACGGCATCACAATAATTCCAAAAGGAACACAAGTTTCTGCTGGTTATTCAATTACTTATTATGATGATTTACTTGGTCAAGAAGTCACAAAATCAAACATTGGAAACGCAGTAACAAATTATGATTATGAGAATCAAATTCAAGAAGATAAAAGAAATATCTACATTTTAAAATCAAGATACCTGAATGTATTGTTCAATGACTTGGATGATATTATGGAATACAAAAAAGGTGGAGATCAATACGTGAACTCCACCTTAAAAAGAGGCAATAATATTAGATTATTTGAATAATCACTCGTCAACCAGTTTCTGGAAATACTTCATCGCATCATCTTCATCCTCATCTTCCACAGGTGAAAGATTGGGAAGAGAAGGAGCAGACTTGCTCTTTTGATAAGATGCTTCCAATTCTTCCATTACTTTATCTTCTTTCGAAGGAGTCTGAGCATAGGACTCGTACTCTTCTTCTTCCTCAAAGCTCTGCATACGTGGAGTTCCTTTGGTTCCCAGCACATACTTCAGACGCTTATCCAGATCATCATAGGACTTGAATTGATCGGGAGCAACGATTGCTGACAGGGAATACTCTTTCTTCCAAAGAGTTTCCAGAGCATCATCATCTTCCAGAAGAGGAGCAGACTTATCAAACTCCGACTTGTCATAGTTCCAATAACCTTCAACCTTACGAATCTTCAGGCGGAAGTTAGCACCAGACCAGAAATCAAAAGGATTGATTGGCTCTTCATCTTCAAATTCTGGTTGCATTGCATTCAGAATCTTGTCGAAGATCTTCTTACCGAACTTGAACAGGAACACTTTACCCTCGTTCTGAGGATTTGCAGGATCTTTCACAACATAGATGTTGCTGTAGTAGTTCAGTTTGCGCTTCTGCTTACGCACAGTTTCTTTATCTTTCTCGCTACCGCTGTTCCACAGTTCACGATTGTGCTCCGACACAGGATCTTTCTGACCCAAAGTGGTCAGAGAGTTCTCAATATACCAACCACCAGGGCCCTGGAATGCATGGGAATACATCTTCACCCAAGGAAGATCTTCACCCTCAGGGGCAGGCAGGAAACGAATCACTGCAGAACCAACACCGGTTTTGTCCATTTCTGGTTTCCAGAAACGTTCATCTGCACCACCAGAACCAGTGCTCATTTTCTCAACTTCTTTCACCAGTTTTTCGGTGAGAGAACCAAGTTTAGATTGCTTTTTAAGATTAGCAAAAGACATGTGTACCTCGTGTAAATTGGATTTGGCCTTTGTGTACCCCGTTATTCTAATCCTTCAGGTCGTTTTTGTCAATCTGCTCACGCATCACGTCGATCAGTTTGGACATATTACCAAAAATGATGTTCATGTCCACATTTTCGTCAAGACCCATCATCGTTGCAGATTCTGAGATCTTTTGCTTCATTGCTTTAGCTTCAGGATCATCAGAAAGACTCAAACGAGTATAAAGAACCTGCTGCTTGTTCAGTAATTTCTGAAGCAAGTCAACATGTTTGATCTTATCTTCCCGAGACATTTTAAAGAAGCGAAATACGTTATGATATATTTCTTCTTGCATCTCGGAAATTTCTGTCATCTCAGAACGGACGACTTCGGAATCAAAAAAACTCATTGAGCACCTACCACGATTTCTTTCAAGATTTTTTTATAACGGAATACATCGATATTTAGAAAAGGAGAATACTTTTTCATTTTCAAACTGACAATCTCCCAAATCGGGTCTTTTAACTTCTTGTCAAAAGATTTTGCGA